GGTGAATAGATTGTAGGATAACCCAAGGCGGCTACGTCCGAATGGTAGCGGACCAGAACATCTCGGCAACTGGGGTTCGATTCCCCTCCGCCTACAAACATAATATTAATAAAGAAAAGATATGGAAAAGAAGATTTATGTAAGTGACAAAGCAAAGACGCAGCTTTGCAAGATATTCAGCTGCTCTAAGATGATGGTGTGGTTAGCGCTGAATTTCAAGCGCGAGAGTGACCTGGCACGGAAGATACGTTACACGGCCCTGACGCAGTTCGGTGGCGTTCCAAGCTGGAAACCCGAGGAAATGGAAACCACTCACGAGGAGGTGGAAAAGACTATGACGCAGCGTTATGGAGAACGTATAAAATTGGTGTATGACCGCAATGACGGCAGCACGAGTATACTTGTTGATGGTAAAGTTACTCGCAAGGAACAAGACTTGAGTATCCCTGCCTTCATGAAGTTGCAGAGTGAAGTTGAAATAATGGCTCTGAGCCTTTAAAGCCTTAACGGGATGGAATATTACAATAAAATATTGTGTGTAACCTACGCGGAACTGACTGAAGGTAATGATGCGATTATAAAAGCTGCTACATTACGTCAGAATATGAGCCGTGGCAATATCGTCAGCGTTCACCGTGGAGGCGGCGAAGGCGGTCAGGCACTCTACGCTTGGAGTTCCATTCCTCAAAAATATAAGGAGCGGTATATGGAACGTTACGGCGACCCCGAGCAGCGCATGAAGGAAGCAATGATACGAGATCGGGTAAAACTGGATAGTGATGCACACACTTGGTATACGGACTACAAATATGAGTTGAATGGAGAAATGACTAAATTAACTCCAGAACTCATAGAAGAGTACACCATCAACGCCAGCGTACTGAATGAATTGCTGAAGCTGATGGCACAGCGCCGAGCAATCCGCCAGAGTCTGAACAGTAGCACAGCAGGAGCATGGGACGTCATTTATAAGAGTTCTGAAGCCATGCGTGAGGAATATCACCATACGTTGCCGCAGAACGCAGCACGTCTGAAGACGAAGATTAAGGCATTCAAGGCCGATGGGTATAAGAGCCTTATCAGCGGCAAGGTTGGAAACCGTAACACGGTGAAAATGACAAAGGAATTCGGACTTCTTCTCATTGCCCTGAAGCGCAGCCGAACACCAGTCTATACCGATGCGCAACTCTTCGAAGAGGGGAACCGCCGAGCAATAGAGAACGGCTGGAAGCCACTGAAGAGCTTGGCGGGTATGAAACGGTGGCTATACAGTTCGGCAACACAACAACTATGGTATGATGCCGTGCATGGCGAGAATGCCGCCCGCCTTAAATTCGGCAGGAAGCAGAGAACGAAACTACCTACACGCCGCGATTCGCTTTGGTATGGTGATGGAACACGCCTGAACCTGTATTATCAGGATATGGAAGGAAATGTGCGTACGACACAGGTTTATGAGGTGATTGATGCCATGAGCGAAGTAATGCTGGGCTACTGGATAAGCGACTCAGAAGATTATGAGGCACAATATCACGCTTTTCGAATGGCTGTTCAGACCAGTGGACACAAGCCCTACGAGATTGTACATGACAACCAGGGCGGACATAAGAAACTAAACAAGGTTCAGCCGAACTCAAATGGAAAAGGCTTCTTGGACAAAATATGCCATATCCACCGTGCCACAATGCCAAACAACGGATCTTCCAAAACGATTGAGGCCATTTTCGGACGCTTTCAGCAGCAGGTTCTTCATCAGTATGACAACTTTACGGGGCAGAACATTACTGCAAAGAAAGCCAGCAGTCGACCTAATCTTGAGAGTATGGAAGCCAACAAGAAGGGCTTGCCTACATTAGACGAACTGAAAGCTATCTACGCCGAAGCACGGCAGAAGTGGAACTCCATGAAACACCCCATCTATGGTAAAAGCAGAATGGAAGTATATGAAAGCAGCGTAAACGAAGAGACGCCTGTTGTAACACCCGTAGACATGGTTGATATGTTCTGGATTATGCACGACAAGCCTGCAACATTTACCGACCAGGGTATCACTATTGAGGTGAAAAAACAGAAATATACATGGGAGGTGTTCAAGAACGGAGAACCAGACTTGGAATGGCGTAAACGGCATACGTGGGAAAAGTTCTATGTTCAATATGATCCAAACGACATGACCACGGTTAATCTCTATGCGATTGACCTTGCTGGTGGAAAGCGTTTTTCAACCGTGGCACGCCCCTACTGGGAGATACACCGTGCATTGCAAGATCAGAGTGCAGAGGAAAAGACACAGATACACAAGGCCATCGAAGCTGGTAAGAACGACCGCATAGAACGTGTAATAGCAGGCAGACGCATCGCTATTGCACATGGTACTGACCCTGAACAGAACGGACTCATCTATCCGAAGCTGAAGGGGCTTAACAAAGAGCAGCAGGATCAGGCTCAATCAAGATTTGCCCTGTATGCCAAACCGCCCCAAAAATTCACGTTGGGACAAATAACTAAGCAAATAAGTCTTACGGATTGGAGTGAGGAGGTCAATTCGAATAAAGAACAAGACATTACTGCACCGGTTAAGGTTGACATGGCTTCAGTAGCAGGAAAGTATTGAAAAGTAAAATCGTAAAAATAAAGATAATATGAAACTAACAAAAAATGAAAAGGGACAAATCCAGGAGTGCTTGAAGCAGTATGTCAGCAAGTACCCAAGTCAGAATAAGGCTGCACAGAGTCTGGTAGGAACGAGCAGCGCAACGGTGAGCAGCATTCTGCAAGGCAAGTGGGAAAACATCAGCGACGACATGTGGCGTAACCTTGCCTCACAGTTGGGAACAACGTCCGGCAATGACTGGCAGGTGGTCGAGACAAAAGCTTTTCAGGAAATGAACCTCGTCATGAAAGATGCCCAGGCCGTGAGGAATGTCACATGGATTGTCGGAGAGGCAGGCTGCGGAAAGACAACCACGGCGCGCCTCTATGCAAATGAGAACAATGAGGTGTTCTACATCTTGTGTTCTGAAGACATGAAGAAGAGCGACTTCATTCGCGAGATTGCACGCCGCATCGGTCAGCGTACAGAGGGTTACAGCATCAGAGAACTGCTTGACAGGATCATTGATGATCTTATTCAGATGCAGGCACCGCTGTTGCTTTTCGACGAGGCGGATAAGTTGCCAGAGCGAGTCTTTCATTATTTCATCGACCTGTATAACCGTTTGGAGGATAAATGCGGCATCGTCTTCTTCTCTACGAGCTACATCAAGCGTCGTATGACCATGGGGCTACGCTACAACAAATGCGGCTACAATGAGATCCACTCGCGCATCGGCCGCAAGTTCTACGAATTAGAACCCACCGCCCCCCACGATGTCTATGCAATCTGCATGGCAAACGGTGTGACCGACAAAAGCCACGTCTCAGAGGTTGTAAAAGATGCAGAGGCGTATGATTTTGACCTGCGCCGCGTGAAAAAAAACATCCACCGCGTGAAGGTGATGCAAGCGCAAACGGCAGTCAAGTAGTGTTAAAACAATCCTAAAACAGTAATCAAATGGCAAGCGGAACAAAAGATGCAGCACAGGTGATTGCCGAACTCACGGCTACGAATGCTAATCTGCGCGAACAAATAAGAAGTCTTGAAAAGACCTTGTGGAAAAGAGACCATCCCGTGCTGCGCCGTGCACTGAGCGTCAGCGATGTCATGCGCATGAAGAAAGAAACCTATCCCTTTGAAGGTGCATGGGAAGAGGCCTTCGGTCGCCCCGAGAAGAATGGCGTGTGGTTCGTGTGGGGCAACAGCGGCAACGGCAAGACGAGTTTCATGTTGCAGCTCTGCAAAGCACTGTCGCACTTCGGCCGTGTGGCCTACGATAGCTTGGAGGAGGGCGCATCGCTGACCATGAAGAATGCCCTGATGACAGCTGGCATGCAGGATGTGGCACGCCGCTTCGTGTTGCTTGACCGTGAGAACATGCAGCTGCTGTCGGCACGCCTCGGCAAGCATAAAAGTCCCGATATCGTGGTCATCGACAGCTTTCAGTACACCAAAATGAGCTTCAAAGATTACGAGGCTTTCAAAGAGCGGCACGCCAACAAACTGCTCATATTCGTCAGTCAGGCCGATGGCAACAAACCCGCTGGGCGCACGGCCGTGAGCGTAATGTATGATGCGAGCCTAAAGATATTCGTCAGTGGGTTTCGTGCTATCAGCAAAGGGCGGTATTTCGGAAGCAAGGGCTATTACACGATATGGGAGGAAAGAGCAAACATATATTGGGGAGAAACTAAAGAGTAAAGTTATGGCAAACAAGCGAGACAACCTGTTGTACAGGCTACGAAAAAAGGGCGTACAGGCCAACACCCGCGAACGTACCATCTTCTTCGGCGTGGGCGGCGATCCGTTCAAGATAATACAGATAAGGCGGCTCTACAGTGAGTTTCATTTCAATGTGCAATTAGTAATACAATAGACAAATGAATACTTATATTTTAATGTTATCAAAAACCTTTCCAAAAGGACATCTCCATGCCGGAGAACAAACCTTTTTTAAGGAGAAGCTCGGTATAAGCAAACTGCATACTATTCGTGCAAATTATCCTCTATGGGAACAGCGTATTGCAGAAATACAAGCAGGTAAAGGTGTATTGTCTATCCGGCAATGGGTGGGCGAACCATATAAGAGCAAGCAGGTTGAAATTGCACAGCTGACTACAAATGAGGGTGTCGGTATTCAGAAACTAATATTTATCGACAATAATATCATGCTACCTGTTATTGAATATGGGCCTGGTAACGAATTCAAATCGATGGATAGATACATGTTTGCAAAAAATGACGGTCTTTCTTTCAAAGATTGGAAAGCGTGGTTCAGAAACTACGATTTATCAAATCCGTTGGCGATTATTCATTTTACAAATTTTAGATATTAATATTAAGATGAGCAAGGAAAGACGAACAAAGAAAGTATATATCGCAGGAAAGATAGGTGAGGATATTCTTAGTGATTCGACTCGCAAGAAATTTGCAGAGGCAGAAGCGTGGTTGAAAGCAAAAGGATATAAAGTGTTTAATCCGACTCAAAGCGGGCTTGGCATCATGGCAGAGAACTACGCAAAGGCATGTGGCACGAACTTCTATGAAGAGATACTTCTTCTTGACATTATGCAACTGAAACGGTGTGATATCATCTGTCTGCTTCCTGACTGGCACGAAAGCCCAGGTGCCTTGGCAGAGTTTTTCTTCGCTAAAGCAATAGATAAGAAAATA